CCTGTATTGTCTAGGAAATTAAGCCATAGTTCTGTTTGTGTATTTCTAATTACATATCCTTTAAGGAAGTCACTATTCATTACCAAACTTCTAATCCTGTCGAACATGATACCAGCTTGGTTTTGGGTAGGGGCTGCTATAACTATGATACATTCTTTCTTAACTGTCTTTGATAGTAATGGTGCAAAGAAAGCAAAGTGTATAGACTTGACGGCAGTTGACATTGTTTTACCCACCTGTCTACCTGATCTGTATACTATGAATCTATCCTTACAGTCAACATATTTTACATTATAATCAAACAGTTCATGATCTAAGAATATCCTACTAAACTCACTTGGTTTGTATGCACAATCTAAAATACTCTGCATGAATATCTTACGGTCATTTATTATCTCCTTCTTAGTTTGACCCATATTTCCTCAACTTAATTAAACATGAATTACATACTGTAGAGTCATCTCTGTATGGTGTGGTATCACCTAATCTCCAACACATATCACAGCAATTCTTACTCAAGAGCTTTCTTCTCCTTAATCTGTCTGAATATGGATTCTATATCACCCATCTTATTGAATGTTTTTTCCTCACTAATTGTAATCTTGGAAGATATTTCACTTATAGTTGAAATGATTTTTAGTAATGTATTGACCTCTGACTTTGTATTTCTATCAGGTATATTACCATCAAATTTAGATTCAGTTAAAGCCATGAGTACATTCTCAAATGATAACTTGGCTAACATATCAAGCATGGTCTTTACATGTTCTGGATTTCTTGTATCCAATTCATTAATCAATGCAACAAAATCTTTTCTAATTGCACACATTGCTCCTTCTTCATACTTGGGACACTTACCATTACCTCCTGAATCTATACTACGATACACACATTGATCACATAATGCTGGTATATTTGCAGTCTTTAAATGTTTGGCTGAATTGAATGGTGACACTGTCTTATGTCCATCTATAACAACCTTTGCAGCATATTTATCTAAAGGTTTGATCTTAAATATATCGTCTTCCATATATAACTTTAAGTAAATCAAAGTATTTAAGTTTTACATATCAAAATTCTTTTCTAATATACCTAACTGTTTACACATTGGCATGTATAACAAAGCAAACGGTGCTTTTAATAATGTATAATATTCTCCTTCTATAAGTTTATTCTTATCTATACCACATATTTCTAAATATTCTTTATGAACTTCACACGCATGGTTCAACAATGGTACCATTGACTTTCCTTTGTCTCCAAAGAACATAAAGTTGGTAGAGTTGTTCTGCCATACCTCACATTTCTTAGACATTGCTGCTGAAATCCATCCTGATGTATCCATTGATTCAAACTGTCTTGTCTGTGTTACATATCTACCTTTTGCAAGTCCGTGATATGTTAAGTTAGCTGGAAGTTTTCTCATCTGATCTTCTGTTTCTAATCTTCCATGTATCTCTCCTAGGCATACATATGTGTTAGGTTCTAAATGTAATCTAGATAGATGATTGATATAATTCTCCTGTAATACAGGCATAGTCCAGTCTATTCCCATCTCTCTTTCCTTATGATAATATTTAATAGTATCATCCATACTATACATCTTGTCGAACTGAATTGCCCAATCATATAAATCTTTATGTTTTTTTAGGAGCTCATAGTATCTATCTGGCTCGGTCTTTGTTCCTGCTACCACGAATATCTTTTGGAATTTTGAGTGGAATTTAGATATATTTGCATAAGAATACTTCATTGATAGTACTACATTCTTTACCTTACATTCCTGTAAGGTTTCCATGTGAGCTTTGTTATTACCATTGAAGTATATTAAAATGGTTATTCACCAGCAATTTTATGACAGAGGCACTCACATTTTAAAATATTAACATTGAGTGGACATTCAACATGTCTATGTGTATAACATTCTGGAGACATTACTCTCATTCTTTCCACTTTTTCCTATTGTCTTCAAAACACATAGAGGCAAAATTACACATTCCATCACAGAGATAGCATTTGGTTCTTTCAGGTAGAGTACAATCATTCATAGATTTCTTTATGATTCTAGATTTCTCTATCATATCCTTTAGAGTTTCTTCTATAGGTCTAAGTTTAAATGAAAGTATGGCTGGTTTATCTCTCTTATCCTTCTCTATTCTGTTAGATATATATACCACACATCCAAACTCTGCATCAATATCATAGCATTTCTTTAAGAGTACTCTATATCTATTGATTTGATCTATGTGTGTTTCACTTGGTTTAGAATTATACCTGCTAAAATAGTCTATAGATCCTGTTGTTTTTTTGTCACAAATCACCCATTTTCCGTCAATCTCCAACAGATCATCTATACTTCCGTATATAATATCTAGGTGTTCTGGATCTTCTGGTGGTATTAATAATGCTTCCTCTCTTGTTAATGGTTCATCCTTTACATAGTTGTATGCTAAGAATTTCTCATGATGTTCTTCTTTTGCTATCATAGAATTTGAATGTACTATCTGTCCAAAATATAATGACTTGTAATCCTCTGTTGACATTCCTGTGTTTGGTTGTATCTTGTTATAGATTACATTACGCATACAAGGTTTAATAATATCTGATACATGTATGACACCAAGTCTCTCAGTTTTTAATGCTTCTACTTGTGCTCTTCTAAATTCAAAATATACATGATTGTTTACATCTTCTAATTTTAACATGTTACTGTTAAACTAAAGACACATATAAGTGTTAGTAACTACCTATGTTTTTACATTCGCAGCCGTCAATATCACATGTTGTATTACCTTCATGTGCTTGTTGTGAATGTTCACATTCTTCACAAACTCCAGATGCAACTACTTTCAAATCTGCCATATCTTTATAGCCTATAATGAGTATTTAAAGATTGATAGTAGTGTGAGCATGCACGCCCGAAAGGGAAGACTGGACTTGCTACCCAGCTATCAATTAATAACTTTCTTCTATTGTAAAATTGAATGTCTTTGTCTGTTCTGATATTGCTCCAGAACTATTTAACATTTCTACTTCTCCTGACCAGTTACCTGCATTTGCTGTAGCTGTATCAGATGATGTTAATGTATATGATATAATTCCACTTGCTCTTGTAGTGTATACAATATCTCCATTGATTAATAATGTACCATTAGGTTTCCAAACCTTCCATTTACCAGTAGCGAATGTGACAGTGTTACTCAAATCTAATTTGGTTGTTAATACAAGTGTGGCTGTAGCACCTACCTTGACTCTAAATTCAACTGCCCTGCCTTCCATATTCATACTCATAGTCTAAATACCTTGGCTTCTCTTATAAGTATTTCCGTCTTCATCTCTCTTGTTGGTAGTAACTACTTTACCTCTGATATATTTAGCTACATCTTGAGCATATTTTACTACCCCATCTTGTACGTTTTTGGCGAATGAAATACTGATACTGATAGATTCTATGACAACCATTACTAATCCTGTTGCACTTATTCTGAATGTCTGTATTGATACTGACTCTGATATAACCTTTACAAATCCTAATGCAACCTTGGATGATTCTATTGACTGTATTATTTCAGACAACACTATGGATATTCCTCTGAATCTTAATCTTGACTCCACGGTATTGATTGTATCTGATACCTGTCTAATCAATCCTCTGGTGAATACCTTTCCTTCTCCAATGTTTATACTTGAAATTATTACCTTAAGTATTCTATTTCCAGATGCAATAGTTTCAGATATACTGACACTGTCTGATATCGTTCTAAATATTCCTCTGAGTTTTACTTGTGAACTGCTTATTGATACTGACTCATTGATGAGTTTTAATATATCTCTGAGATTTTCTCTGAAAGTTTGAACAGATACTGACTCGTTTATTGTTCTCAACATTCCACGTAGTTTAATTTGTTCAACTGATATGTTTATATTATTATTAATTACCCTGCTGATACCACGTAATCTTTGTACCCCTTCAGATATGCTTATAGAACTGTTAATTACCCTTAATATACCTCTGAGTTTTACTACTCCTTCTGATACATTTAATGTGTTATCTATTATTCTAGTGAGTCCTCTTATGTTTGTTATAGTAGATGATATACTTATGTCATCAGATATGTGTCTTATCATTCCTCTTATTTTTATTCTACTATCATTTACTGATACAGATTCATCTATGATTCTAGTCAATACTCTAAGTCTGTCCCTAAATGATTGAACTGATACTGATTCAGATACAATCTTGAATAATTTAGTACCTATATTTTGTAATACACTGATTGATACTGATTCATCTATGTTTCTGATTAGTCCTCTGAGTGTATTGATGTTTGTACTAATTGATACTGACTCGTTTATGATTCTAGTCAATGTTCTTAATCTATCTCTGAATGTTTGTACTGACACTGACTCATTAACAATTCTTCCTAAGGTTCTTAATCTTCCTACACCAGTTGAAATTGACACACTGTCAGATATTACCCTTCCAAGTCCTCGTATGTTTAATATCCCTTCAGACAATGATATTGATTCATTGAGTTGTTTAATCAACTGTATTGTTCTGGTTCTAAAGGTTTGAATTGATACGGTCTCATTGATTATTCTGGTGAGTATTCTTAATCTTACCAATCCTTCAGATAGACTTACAGTATTGTTAACTAACTTAATTAGTCCTCTGAGGCTGGTTATACTTTCTGATAACTGTATGGATTCAACTACCAATTTATTAAGACCTCTAAGTCTTACCTGTACTGCAGATATATTCATGGTATCATTTATCACTTTCTTTAACTGTGATCCAATACTTCTAAACGATTGTATTGAAACAAACTCGTTTATGATTCTGATTAATCCTCGGAGTTTAACTAATTCTTCTGATGTATTAATAGTGTTGTTAATCACTCTAGACAATCCTCTTACAACACCTATGTTAGTGGCTATTGATATACTCTCAGTAAATGTTCTACTCATACCTTTGCCAAATGCTTCAGTTGATTGTATGGATTCATTAATCATTCTGAATATTCCTCTGAGGTTTACTAATCCTTCAGATATGTTTAATGATGAATTGATTACCTTTGACAAACCTCTAAATCTTAATCTGTTCTCTCCTACAGATACTGAGTTGTTTACAAGTTTCAATAATACTCTTATTTTTTCTCTAAATGTCTGGATTGATACTGACTCATTGATTATTCTGGTCAAACCCCTGAGTTTTACTAGTGACTCTATTGACTGTATGGATTCATCAATAACTTTCAATACAAATTTCTTTGCTTCAGCCGTAATGGATATATTTACAATATCGTTGATTACTTTGTTGATACCTCTGAGTCTAGTAATATTTTCATCTATACTTATGGTATTGTTGACGGTTCTCATCAATCCCCTGAGTTTAATGATACCTTCTACAGTGTTTATGGTATTGTTAATTGTTCGTATTAAGCCTCTTGTTGCAACCAAGTTACTGCTTACTGATATATTCTCATTAAATATTCTAGATACTGAACGGTAGAATGTTTCAGATGATTCTATTGATTCAGTTATTACTCTGTTGATTGCTCTAAGCCTATCTCGGAATGACTGGATTGATACTGATTCGTTTATCATTCTGGTTAGTCCTCTAAGTCTAACTACTCCTTCTGATACACCTACTGTATTGACAACCTGTTTTATCATTCCTCTTAATATAATTCTACTGTCAGACAATGATACTGATTCATTGATAAATTTCAATAATCTACCACTTACATTCCTGAATGTTTGTATTGATACTGTTTCGTTTATGATTCTTACAAGTCCTCTTAATTTAACCAATGACTCTGATGTGTTTATTGAATTGTTAATTAACTTAACTAATCCCCTGAGGTTTACAAATCCTTCTGACATGTTTATTGAGTTATTGATTACTCTGTTAATACCTCTGAGTCTAGTAATTGATTCAGATGTACTGACTGACTCGTTAATCATTCTGGTTAATTGTCTAAGTCTGTCTCTGAACGACTGAACAGATACTGATTCAGATATAACCTTGAGTAATCTAGCACCTATATTTTGTAAT